TAGACGACTATCTTCTAATAGACATAACGGGGTTTCGTGACTGACCTTTATCATAGCTTTTATTTTCATTCAATATACAACCTATTTTTAAATAAAGCAAGGGAAAACTATAAAGTCTCCCCTTGTTTTAAAATATATTTTTTAGATATTAAACCGTATCTGATCCGGTTCCGGTGTTTGGACTTTGACCATCATATCCAACAGGATATTGATAATAAAATCCTGCGTTTCTAAGAGCAGTTTTAGCTGAACCTGTGTTAGCATATGTAGCTCCTAAAACTGAACCTGCTAGAGCTATAAATTCAGCATCATTAGAGGGTTGATCTTCACTTGCAATCCAACCCCAACATGAAACTGTTGAAGTTCTACCATCGGGAGATGAGTTACCATATCCATCATTTCCTCCTACAATAATACCATACAAAGCAGAATCAGTTGATGCCCCGGGCCACCAACCATCGGAAGTACCTGAATTAAAAGTTACGGTGCCTCCTCCAGAGGTATCCATAGAAAAAGAATCAACTGATAGATTAGTTCTAGTATTATTAATCAATAATCTACTTACGGATCCAGTTACAACAAATACTCCTAGCCCAGAAGTATTAAATGTTCCATACTCAGAAGCAATATTAAAAAATTGTCTAACTGCAAAAGTTGTTGTTGCCATGTTTTATTTATGGTATTTTATTATACGATAATACATATTACACCTTTTAAAAAAAAACTATACTTTTATCTTTTTTGGACGACCTCTTTTACGAATTTCTACTGCTGTTGGAGTTCCAAATTCATCAAGCGACTCGTAAAACGACAATAGATCGTGGGGCCAATTTGACAATCGATCAAGCAATTCTTCGCGACCGATTTTGAATGAAACAGTAAACGCATCAAGCAAAGCTTCAATACGAGCATTTTCTTCTTTTTCAAAATCAGCTAACAAGCGACGGTAACGAGCAACATCAACAGTAGTTTTTTCGTACTGTGATTGATAATCGTCTTTGTCTAAATCCACCTTTTTACGCGCTTGTATCGCAGCAGATTGCGCTTGCCAATAGTAGCACGAAAAATCAAAGTCACCGTTTATAATGCGATCTTTCAGCGGAGAACGCTTACCTAGTGGTGTACCAGGTTGAGCGTGTGTACGCCACCACATAAACTTGTTGTAGTTGAGTGGTTTGAGTTTAGATAGCTCTTTATCAACAACCTCTTCGGGTTGAGTAATAAATGAATCTAAAAAGCAATTAAAAGGCATCTTCGATAGTTCCTGGGTTGTTCTTTAATGTGTCACGTAAGGTACGAAGAGAGGAGTAGGTAATCAACTCCTCTGCTTCTGCCTTATTAACCCAGTTGCGCTTCGATTTCGGCTTTGCGTTCTGCCAACGCCTTGAATTCTGATACCACATCTACTTGTTTGGGGTTTTCAGGGTGGTATTGATACATCTCATCCATAACTTGAACAACTGTCATCAATTCGTCCATCAGTTTTACTCGTTCTTTTTGGTCCATAACTTTTTTAATTGAAAATTAATTTAATAAAACCTATTACAAAAGCCAAATTTAAAATAAACCTTAGTAAAAACCCAAAACCTATTTTTTCCGTCTTCATATTTAATCGTTTTACATTATAAATGTATGAAGCCCCTTTCGGGGCTCCAAATTTTAAAAATATCTTTTTGTTTTTCCGTCTAAATAATCCCTCATTCTTTGTTTAGCATCTGAGGATATGCTTTGGTTTTTAAAGAATCGTTCGGAATCAGCCTTATATATGTTGTATCTATTTCTTTCTTCATCGTTTAAAATCCCGTCACCGTCATAGTCCCATCTTTTTTCTTCTTCTGTGAGTTGAGGTTGTTCTTGAATTACTTCTAAAGAAGGTTCACCACTCATTTTAACTTCAATTTGTGGTTCTATTAGATCCTCATCTTCTAATTCTTCTTCGTCTTCTTCTATAATATAAGGTCTTTTAGTTTCAGGATCAAAATATACAGGTACTCCTTTAGGTTGTTCCTCTTCTAAACCATCCATTAAAGTTGAATCCCAATCACTAAAATCTTCTTTAGTGTAGATATCACTTCCTTCGTTATCATATAAACCTTCTTCTTCTTGAATTTTAGTAAGTTCATTTAAAGCATCATGTGTACGTAATTTAGTAAAAGCAAAGTTTGCTGCTATAACTAGAGCGATTGCTAAAGGATCAAACACAAAAATGATTATTAAAAGTAACCAGTTAATGATTCGATTCATTTCAACCCCAGTTAACTCTGAAAGATATTTAAGTGGGCCTAGTTCACTTGCAGCCTCACTATTTACTCTGGTTTCTAAGATTTGGGTTTCAAGAGCAAATATAGAATCATTTACAACGTCTAATTTAGTAGCTAATCTTTCATTTTCTTTAGCTGTTGATTCAATGTTTCGAATAGCTGAGTTGTTAGTTCTAACTACTAGATTACCATTTTTATCTGTGTATTGAGTAGTTGAACCTTTAGATAATGTACCTCTAAGTTCGTTGTTTGATTTTCTATCTGCTAAAAGATTATCTCTTGTTTCCTCATATAATGCCTTTTTAGTTTCTAAAGCAGTAATTTGTTGAGTTACAATATTTTCTTTATTTGCTGTTTCTTGATAAGCCGCAGATAAGAAACCATAAATACCAGCTGAGGTGATTAAAATAAGTACACCTGCAGCAACTGTTAAATATGCTCTAAGACCTTTATTAATTGAATCCCAATACTGATAAAGTAAGGAAGCTATAACTAATTTAGCTACCTCAAGTGAAGAGGCCATAATAATGACCTCAAGTGATGCCCCAGCAAAGAGTTTGCTAAGGCCGCTAACTGAATAGAAAGCGGCCGAAGCAGACACTGACAGGGCGGAGAATGCTATTAAAAGCGGAAATATTTTATTTTTTAGATTCTTCATTTCTTATACCTTTATGTTTATCTATTCTATCCAAGATCTCATTTAAAAGACCTACTTGGATAAAACCAGCCATAGAAGCATTTTTAAGTGCACTAATAAGCTGAAACACCATGAAAGGTACTACAATTACTTCACTAAGCCAAGCTGTACCAGCAAAGCCTTGTTCAACCATTAGAATAACTGTTAAGATTACTAACCAGGCAACTGTGTTTCTTAATACTTTAATTGCTTTTCTTGTTTGAAAGCCTTCACGTCTAGTTCCAGCTATCATTCCAAATATACCATCTAGAAACATAACTCCCACTATTGCTAAATACTGATCTGAGTTAGCCATAGTAAGTTCCATAAAATAGGAACACATAAAAGTTATACCGGCTGACAAAGACGTTATTGCTAATAGTGGGAGGTTAAATTTCATAGTAGTTTATTTTACGTATTCGTAGTACTTCTTAGTTTTGGCATTTCTGTCCTCAAGACCGTGGGTACCACCGTTAATACGCTTTGTAAGTTCTAAAATTGCAGCATCGTTGATACCTTTATCGCAAATAGCCCATAGCTTGTTTCTTTCAAAGAAGAACATAGCTGATTCAAAGGCATACTTTGTAGCAACTGTATCTGGATTAGTTAAAACTTCATCGTTGCCTAAGTACTTAGCAAATGCTTCGTAGTTAGCTTTACCAGTTAATTGTAGAGCACCTCTACCTCTGAATTTCCATCCGTCACCAGATGCTTCATCTCCATTACCCATTCTAGAGGCATAAACACGGTTAGCGATTTTTTCTGGTTGACGAGCATAAGACTCTTCTAGGTTACCTGGGAAATACTTGCCAAAGATACCTTGCAGGCCTTGGGCAGAGTAGTTTAGGTTTTCAGAGAATGCTTTAAAGCCTCCTGTCTCGTGTGCTGTTTGAGCAAAGAAGTGTGCAGCTCTTACTGGAGTCAATTTGTAGAACTCCATTGCCTTTTTCATTGTGCCTGGACCGAAAGCGCCGTCTGCGCCTACTCCGATCTTTTCTTGTAAACTTTTTAAGCTCATAGTCCGTCTTCTTCTTTATTGGTTCCTTTACCGAAAATCTTACCTGCTTCTGCAATACCGAAAGCGCCTAAGGTAATGATTACGAATGAATTAAAGATTGTGTCGCTAATAACGAGTTCTTGACCCATAATACCAGTTACAACGTCAGCAAGAGCTGCAATGCTCATAACTGAGAATGACATAAAGCCTACAATTGTTTTTTCGTTGTAGTCATTTTTGTCTTTAAAAATGTCTGAAAATCCCATAATTTTAATTTAAAAGGTTAATTTAATACAACTATTGGATAAAAACGTTTATTATAAATATTAAAGTGTTTTTAAAGCATCCTCAAGAGAACGCTGTAGAGCTTTGGAAAATGCCTTTCTATTAAGCGGAACTTCATTATTTTCAACATCTAAAGCAGCTGCGAATAATAATGTTTTTCTTTTAGCATCTCCTGTATACTCTTTCCCGTCAATAGTAATTTTAACCTCTACAACATAGTCTTTTCTTAACCATTGTAATCCTACTATGTTAAGTTTTTGTTGTGGGGATTCTATTTTAACAATTTCTACTGTAATATGGCATGATAAAGGATTGATGTTTTTATCATATAATAGTTCTTCAACTGTTTCTTTAACACCAAATCGAACATCTCTGTCTTCGATTGTTTGTACTGAGGTAGAGTTGATAACTGTATCAATCTGAGAGGTTGCTAGAGTAGCTGCTAGTAAAAGTGATAACATACTAATTATTATATCCTGTTCGTATTAAGTAAAAATTTGCACTACCTCGGTTTGTTAATCCACTTGTAGTAACACTTTGTTGTCCGGTATACGTATTTTTTAAATTACTACTAGAAGCAT